ATAAAATGAATTTTTTGGAGGTTAAAATGTTTGAAAACAAAATAGTTTTGTGGACAATTGCGGGGATTCTTATTGCGATTTATGCTTTTTTACAAAAGCAAGGAGTAAAGAAGTATCGTAAGGAAATGAAAAACAGGAGAGTAAAGACATGGAAAAAGGAGAACGGACATGCATAATATAATAAGAATTTGGTTATTTTTTTTAATTTCAATTATTTTAGCAGCAATTTGTATAAATCATCCTGAAATAGTTGAATTGTGTAAGATAACAGCAATAGGCGCATTATTAGCCGAAATCGCGGTTATTTTATATGATATTAAAGACTGTTTAGAAAAAAAGGAGAATGGACACAAAAAGGTGAAAAAATGATACGGTATCGAGAATTTAAATATAGGGGAAAACATTATTATGGCCTTTTTGTTAATGGACGATATTATTTTCTCGATAGGAAATATAAAAAAATTAAAAGAGGCCGTTTGTACAAAGACATTGTAAAGTTTTTAAGTGAAGTTGATAATTCAACTGCTCTAATTAGACCATATATATATTATACGGATTAAAAATGAATAATAACCAAAAATATAAGATGCCTATAGGATTCTGGATAGTATCTTTAATTCTTGTAATATATTTCATCGCTAGATATTTGTATTATGCTGATGGAATATTAAAATTTTGACTGGACTATAATAGTTATAATTACTATTTTAGTTTTTGTCGGAAATTTAAAATAGGAGAATAAAAATGAGTAAATTACCAAAAAAGCATAATCGAAAAAGATTTAATAATAATTTAGCAATAATGCGTTATATTTTTGGCTTTAGGTTAGACGAAATAGGAACACATTTAGGGTTAACAAAATCACATTTGAGTAGCATTGAAACAAAGCAGCAAAAATTATCTTTTGATATGGCTTCAAGACTGTCAGATTTATTCGGTATTTCTATTTTAAGTTTTCGACGATTTGTTAATCTAGACTTAAAAAAATTTATTAAGAATTTAGATAAACAAGATATTAAAAACATAAAAATTGACGAAAATAATTCAAACCATTCTGTTACAAAAATTGATTTTGATAAAATAGAATGTGGGGCATGTCACGGGGCATGGTTTGTATATACAAGTACATTTTTCATTAATAATGAAATAATTTGTACATACTGTGGACATAAATCAAAAGCAGGAGAATAAAATTGAACGAAATTAACAAAATTAGTAAAATTACCTTGAAATGTGATGATGATCTTGAAATAATTGTGCCAGAAATTGATTATGAAAAAGATCAAAAAATTGAGTTGTTTTTTAATAAAAAAATAGATGCGATTTCACTTAAGCCTAGTCATGCCTATTTATTGGGAGGGCTTTTACATGGGATGTATGATAGAATATTTGAAAAAAATGTTCAAACTCAAATTACTAGCGACAAAATGATCTTGGATGAAAAACTTAAAAAGTTACGAGAGTTCATGCAGACAGAAGATTTTGTCGAATTAGACAAGCGAAATCAATCTTTGTTAGAAAAACAAGAGGAAATTATGTCCGCATATTTTGCTATACTTGGAGAGCGGATTAATGAAAAATAGACCGGATTTATATCAAAAAATTAGTAAGGCTGAAACTTTTCTGGTTTTAGGAACAGAAGCGTTTTACAATGACGCTCTGTGCTATGCGCAAGTAGAGATTGCAAAGGATTGTAAAAAACCTTTTTATATTCTGCAAAAAAAAGGTGTTCCAATACCAGAAAATTTTTTAGATGAGATTGGAAAGTATGAAATATATTATTGGAGTGATAAGGAAGAGTTGCAAAAGCTATTTGAAGATTATATCGAAAAAATAGCAGATGGAAAAAAAGGAATAAAATTAATTTCGCCTTATTAAATAAAAAAAGCCGTTTTTACACGGCTTTTATAACTCATCTATAAATCTTTTCATTTTTCCATAAATAATATATATGTTTTTCAAAAAAGAATCAAGTACTTTTTTCCTCTATTCCGTAATCTTCAGTTTTCGTCGCTCCTAGTCTCACCCAGGACCTTAAGCCTTCCATTTTTGCACACCTGTAACAGATAAGATCTCCATTATGAATACCTGCCGTATTTGCAACGACGTTTTGATCCGTTTGGATCATTGGTAACTGGCAAATTTCGCAAACATGTTTGAAATCAGTAGGATTTTCGCCAAAAAAATCCTTTGCAGAATGAATGTATCTTTTTTCTAACTTTTTGTATAATTCATCTATCACTTTTTTTGCGATCATCAGATATTCATCAGCGGTATAGTTATTTTCCACAAAATAACTCTCTGCTTTAGCTTTAGTCATGATGATTCCAAATTCACTAAGCAAATAGTTAATTAACATGGAAATGCAAGTTTTCTTATTCATTTACTATTTCCTCTCTGACTTTTTTTGAAGCCCTTTCGTACTCATTCTCAATGAGGAGACAAATAAGATCGCTGAATTTCATTCCTGTCAAATATGCCAGACGTTGGAATTTTTTTTCTACGTCCGGCGTTAAATATACGTGTTTGCTTATTTTTTTTATTTTTGACATGATTCCTCCAAAAGTGAAGCCCTGCCGAAACAGGGCAAGTAAATTAAATTAATCTTCCATTTTTTCCCAGTATGCATTTTTTGCGGCTTCTAACGCCTCTTTTTCAGATTTATAATCTTCGACATAGAAAAATTCTATGTCTTTTGTCCCCATTGAGGGGGGAGTATTTGACGAAAGATGATTTTCATGGCGGATTATGTCCGCTTTCGTTTCATCGGCTTCTTGACGGCCGGCCATTACTTTGCCGTTGCCGTGCTCGTCAAACACGTTATAAAATGCGATAGTTCTTTCCATGATTATTTTTCTCCTATATTATTATTATTATTATTTTCATCAAGGTTCATAATATTACGACTATTAAGGAACTCAAGAAGTGCCTCGGTTAACACGGCGCTTCTGCTCTTGTAATTTTTTTTCGCATATTCATCCAATATTTTCGCAATTTCTTGTGTTACTTGGACTTGCAGCTTTTTATCTTTTTTCATTTTTCAACCTCCTGCAATATTTTGTCGTTTTTGTTAATTATTTCCCATTGGATTGTTGGCCACTGGGACTTATTGTTCCATCGCGCTATATTTTCATGGTTAATGCAATGGTATCTATTTTCGCCTAAATAAAAATTTATTTTTTTTTCTAACTCATTTGTTATTTTAAAATTACAGATGTATCCAATTATTTTATCGTAGGGTTGTAGCAAGCTTCTCGGGCTTTCCGAGAATACTACTTTGCGTCCTAAATATTTTTTAATATCCATTTCTTAACTCCAAATTAAGGCGCTCCCCCAGCGCCGATTATTAATTAAGCGAACAAATTGTTACTGAGCGGATTATTACAACATCCGCATGATTCGCTAACGAGCCTGTTTGTTGCATCGTTCAACTGATCAGGAGTCCAGATATTGACTACAGTCATTAAGTAATTCCTGGCTGTTCCGTAATGATCATCTGCATTTTTAATTTCGCTTAAAATTTCCTTACGTGTTTTCATTGTTTCAATCTCCTATGTTAAGTTAATTATTTAGCTCCCTACGCCGGGAACGATCCGGCCAAGCGCCTACAGTAGGGAGGAGATAAGCTATCCTATATGTTCGTCGTGCCATTTTCCAAAATCAGTGACGAGTATTTCATCATCAACGACAAGTGTGCCGTTTGACAATTCTTTTGTATCGCAATCGTTATATAAGGCAGTCAAAAATTCCATATTTGTTTCATAACCATTCCAAGGTTGACCGTTCATTTTGGCATCGGCTTTATAGTTACTTTCGATTCTGTCTTTCAATTCTTGCATTGTTAAGTGTTCCATGATAGTTCTCCAGAGTTAAATGTTAAAATTAGTTAGTTAGAGCTCCCTCCCGGTTGCGATCCGGGCAAAGTGCGTATTAGGGAGCTGAGATAATTATATTACGTGATAGATCGAACGTCCAATTTCACCGCCTTGATGCTCTTCAAATTCAATGTATTCGATATTATCAGCCGGAAAAAGTTTTTGTACTCTTTCAAATTCATCGATAGATCCAGGTTGAATTTCAAGCTCTGGCGTATTAGGCACACAATCTTTTTCATCGTAATTTACGTAAATTGAGTCGTTAATCTTGATAATTTCCATGATAAATCTCCTAAAGTTAAGGTTAAGCAGCTATTTTATTTTTATCTTTTTTGTCTTTTTTAATTGAATCAGATCCATATTTAATGCGTATTTCGTCGATTGACATCTTTCCACGAGACGATGATTTGAAATTGTTAGGACGGAAATACCACAATTTCTTTTTAGGTGCCCACTTGAAACCAGCTTGTTTAAGAATATTTTTATACGTCCTGGTGTTTCCACTAACCCAAATCCAGGCGCCACAAATTTCAATGAAAATATTTTCCAGGTTAATGATTGCATTAATAGCGTTGTTGATTTCTTCGCCGTAATTTGTCTGTGACGAGCCTTTTACTTCTCCGCCGTCATATTCTCTTACTGTGTCGTTTGCAGCGTTAATCAATTTCATCATTTCAAGACCACCAGGATTGATATCCGGATGATATTTTTTGCAAGCAGATTTATAAGCAAGTTTAATTTCTTCCTGTGTACAACCTGATTCCAGGCCGAGCAAGTTTAAAGCGTCAAGTATTGTCATTTGATCTCCAAAATGAAAGTTAAAGTTAAGGTTATTGAATCCATTGTGAAAGGTAATTGAATTGACAATCTGTGCATGACTCAAAGAAATTGCACTCGTACTCAGTGCAATCATTACATTTTGGGCTATAATCTTCAATTTGGTATTCTTCCTGAAAAAAGACAACATCCTGTCTTGTATCGGTCAAGTTTGTTTCAAGTGAATCATAGAAATATTCGGTAAGTCCTGCATATTCTAATATGTCGTTGACAGCCATAACATAGATATTGCCATTATTGTCGTACATAATTGTGATATCATCATTACTACCATTTATATTGTCTATGACATAGTCTATTCCATTTATTGAGAAATGTAGTTGACTTTCTTCTTTTGTGAATGTTAATTCTTTCATGATAGTTCTCCTAGGTTAAGGTTAAGCACGCTCCCCCAGCGTGCGTGATTAAAGTTTAATATAAGAAAATAATATCGTCATGAATGTTATTTTCATACATTTGATATAAAAATTCATTAATTTCCCATTCATTGTCTTTTAGTGACCAATTTTCGAAATATTTATCAATGTCTGCACTATCATAGCTATCATAACTTTCGTATTCAATGACGTCGATTACTTCTTTATTGTCGTTATACAAAACTAGTCCAATACCTTGCTCTGTCTCTGCTTGACTTACATATTTTATTTTGGTATCATCTGGGGTGTTAATTAATCCATATAGCCCGAGATTTGGGCCGAATCCTTTTTTCTGTAGTTGTTTAGGTAGTGTTAACATAATTGATCTCCTAGGTTAAGGTTTTCGAGTTAATTAATTCCTGTTTTTTTATTCAAATTAACTGTTTTATTCGGAAATAACGATGATAGATGCTTTGAGAAGGATAGACCTGTTATAGCATAGGTTTGTCGATATGTAGCGTAATCACTTGTCCGAACTAATAAGATATTATACAGATTTACAAGGTTAGTTTTTTCGGTGGTTTCAAAGAATTTTTTAATTGTATAGCATGCGTCTAATTTTTCAGAGCCGATATTAGCATTATTATATTGTGCGGTTAGATTTTCGAAAGTGTCAAGAGTCGTTAGATATTTCATTTTTTCTCCTTCAAGTTTAAGTTTGTCATTTCGTCTACCAATAAGATACAAAAGTTATTTCACAAAGTCAAGTACTTTTTTTAAAAAAGTTAGAAAAGTTGTTAGATTGATGTAGGCACTGGTAGAGTGAGAGGTTTGGTCGCCTTATTAGTGAGGTGAGCAAAAATAGGTAGGAAAGGTTTTGAGAGAAGTTATCTCAGATCCCCCCAAATATATTCAGAAGTGCCAAAAATACGAATTAAGCGCCCTAGATAGATCGCTGTATCATTCTCTCTAAGTCGATAGAGATAAAAGGAAGGTGAATCAGGTTCGTTTCTGTTTTGCTCTAAATAAAAAAACGATGTGATAAGTTTGCCGACTGGATCACATCGTTTAAGTTCTTTAAAAATTCCGTATGTTTTTTGAGTTAAAATAAAAATGAATTTTATATTTAAAACCCAAATTGGGTTTTAAATATACACTTTTATCGTAAAAAATGCAAATAAAATTAATGTTGAGGAGAATTTAACATGTCAGATTTACAAACTAAAATTGAAAAACTAACACCAGAAGAACGCGAAACGCTTGTCACTATTGGAAAACCAATTAAAACCAGAGAGTACAATCGTCGCTATCGTGAAAAGAATAAAAAAAAATACGAGAAAATTCGTGAACGCTTCTTCATCAAGGTTGCATTGGAAGCGCAAGAAAATGAAGGACAATAGGAAAATAACGAGGTGAGGAAATGGCAAGGAAATTTAATTACTACTAAATCAATGGTGTTAGTGGGATATCATTAGTAATTTGGATAGAATGGCAAGTGTGAACAAAGTTCACAGTTACAAGATATTGGGAAATAAAGAGTTAGTAGATAATGAATTTTCGTAAAACTTCCAGTGCTAAATACTAATTGGAAGTTTAGTGTAAAAAGTTTTTACACTTTTTATTACAATTGTGACAAAGTGTAAAGAAATTCTACACTCTTAGCGCCATTTTATGATCATGTTTAGTTAATCTATCGTAACATAAGTAGATAACATAAGTGACGTTATGTGTACTAATTCATGCAATCGCCCGGTAGAGTGGAGATAGCACGGTTAATGTCTCAACCACCATCAATTAGCCGGTCAATCCTGGAACTACGATGCCTCTGTGCGTGGAATGATAGCCCTTGTTTTAACAAACACTCAACAAGTGTCACAGAAAGTAAATATTTAAGAAAAAAGCATGCTTTTCTGGAAAATCCGACCAGGCGGCACCCCTCTTTCGATGGGGGGTAGGGCTAGTCCTAGTTAGGACTTTTTAATATCTATAAAATTTTGTATATTATAAAAATTTTATATTAATAGACAAAAAATAAGAAAGGGAATTTATGGGAACGTATACTGAGTTACATTTTAACAGCAGGTTAAAAAAAGATTTACCCGAGAATGTCGTAGAGACATTACAATATATGATTGGTCAAAAAACCAAGCCGGAAAATTTACCTGAACACGAATTATTTGAGTGTGCTAGGTGGTTATTGCTTTTTACGTGTGATAGCTATTATTTTGATGCAGATACGTACAGTACGTTAAGATTTGACAGAATAGCTGATAGGTATTATTTATGTATTCGGTCAAATGTCAAAAATTATGATAATGAGATTGAAAAGTTTATTGATTGGATAATGCCTTATTTAGAAAAAGATGAAGGCAATTTTTTGGGTTTTTACAGATATGAAGAAACCGAGCATCCGACTTTAATTTACGCAAAATGAACCTAGTCAGGTTTTTTCTTTAACATTTAAAAAATTTTGACAATTTCCGAAAATTTATTATATTATCTGTATAACTGAAAGGAAATAGAAATGGCCATAAAAATTAAAATAATGGTATTATTTCTAATTTTATTGGTGGGTATTTTTGTTATGTTGAGTGATTTATTAGTAGTTCGAAAATTTATGGGATGTTTGGGAGTAATAGCAGCTCCGGGGTATAGTAGGTGTCACAGATGTGGAATGCCCTGGAAGTTTTGTAGGGAACATTCCACGAGGTATACCGATGGCCAAGGATGTTTTCCATTGTGTGAAAAATGTTGGCAAGAACTCGAAACCCCTGGAAACCGATTGCCATATTATAGAGAACTATGGGAAGAGTGGAATGAGCAATTAGAAATTGACCCCGAACGTTGGGAACAAATCAAATCAGCGGTAATGGCAGGAAATTAAGAACTATCAGAGGAAAATTTTATGTAAGGAGACTACCAGATGAAATCTACTGACACAATTGTTAAACCTAATTGCTACGAGTGCAAGTATCGAGGAACAGTACCCGGTGATGCTCATTCTTGTTGTAATTACCCTGGAAACAAAACTGGATTATTGGATATGTTTCAGAATAGTGAAAATGTTAAAAAACTTAACATAAAAGGCCATGCCCACGGAATTCTTTCAGGCTGGTTTATGTGGCCCGTCAATTTTGATCCGGTATGGTTAGAAAATTGTGATGGATTTACAGCAAAGGAGGTACCATGACACCCCCCAAACGAGAAGATTGCATTCACAATGGGGTCTGTAAATACAATGACGATCTGTGTGCAGCAGATTGTGGTTATTTTGAAGAAATTCAGAAGGAGGAAATAAAAACTGACGATTTTCGCCGTAAAGTTGATACGCAAATTATACCACGCTGGCAGCTAATGGTAACTATTTGTACTAATGCGATTATATGTGAAGAAAAAGAATTTAGAAATATTATTAAGAATTTAAAACCATGTCTGGATGAAGACATGAAAAGCAGACTTAAAAAAATTGCTGAATTATTGGAAGAAGCGGCAGCATAACGGCTGAATTCAGCGGCGGGCTTTTTCGTCCGCTGCAATGATTTGTTATAAGGCAGCCCATAAACGTAGAAGGGAATTTAAAATGTATGATTTAATATATTGCGAGAATCGGGGGGACTATACTGAGATAAAAAATAAACTTTTAGATAATTTCCCAAACGCTAATATACAAGACGCATCTGATGAAATACACCACGACAGATTTGAAATTGAGATGGATGATGACAAGCGAGATGACTATTTAATATTTACAATGAAAGAAGGATTCGCGGTATTATCACTTACTGTACAATTAATGTTACATGAAAACCAAAAAGAACTAAAAGAATTAATGGGTAGGGCTGGGCTTGTTGATGCTTAGTTGCTGCCTTATAACTTATATTTATACAGCAAGGAGGTAAAAGCCAAAACTCGCGACATTTGGCCGATTTGTAGCCAAGAGGTCTAAGGCAAAATGATGTTTCTGTGGAGATAAGGAGTCATGACCTGAAATAAGCAGATAGTCATTTATTCGCAAGTTCGAATCTTGCCAAATCACCTCCAAATTTTTTATATAACCAATAAATGAAAGGAATAAAAATGAACGATTGGCAAAAAAGAGTTGTTGAAGAAAAAAAGGAACTTGATGCTCGCATTAATAAATTAAGCAATTTTAATAAATCTGTAAATTATAACAAATTGTCAACTGAAGATCAAATTTTATTAGATAGTCAATTAGCAGCAATGCTAAGTTATTCAGACATATTAAATCGGCGAATAAACACATTTACAATTAAGGAAAATGCTTTATGAAAATTGCAATTATCTGCATTTGGGGACTGATCATCGAATGAGAAAAGAATGAAATGACCGGAAAAGAATTATTACATAAATACAATAATCAAGAAAATAATCTTAATACGTTTATTACTCTTGAAGAAATAATTGATATTGAGCTTAAAAAAGCAAGAAAGCTTAAATAATGACAACCATTTTCTTGACATTGGAAAAATGGTTATCATTTTGTTAACGCTAACAGGAGGTTGTAAATGGAAATTGAATGTTTTAAAATCCAAGAAAAATTAGGGGAAACTGAAATTAATTTAAATATCGGAGACAAAGTAAAAGTAATAAACTTTAGTAAACATATTGCTATGTGGGGAAATAATGATTATCCTTCAAAATTATTATCACCTGATGAAATATATACAGTTAGTCATATCGAACCTCATTCATGGCATACTAAAATATATTTGCGCGAAGTGCCAAAGAAAAAATTTAATTCAGGACATTTTATTAAAGTAGAAAAATAAAATAGATCACATTATAATAAACTCAACTCTCCCAACATATGTAATATTAACCAATGAGGAGAAGGAAAATGAATTATTATATAGATTTACCAGAATGGGATAGCGAAAATCTAAGACCAAAAACAAAGATGCCTAATTGTCCTACTTGTGGTGAAGATGAACTGGGGATGTTGACTGAAAATATGGCATATTGTTATTGCTGCCATGCGAATATTTTAAGTAAGGATAAAATGACTAAACCATGCTAATATCATTTTGTTGGCGTCAACAAAATGATCAAATTTTTTTATTTAACCAATGAAAGGGAATAAAAATTAAGGAAGAAAATAGAGTATGTCCTAATTGCGGAAAAAAAGAGAATAAAAAAGTCATTTGTTCTCATTGCGATTATGAATATATCGATAATGATAATCCTGGATGTATTGAACTATTTATTATGTTAATTATTATATTATTAATTATCTATTTTGCATTTACATATGTAACTGCATAAAAAATTTAAAGATATTTTAAGGAGCCTACCAAATGTTAGGCATAGCCGCATTAACCTATTGCATATTGGGGTTAATTTTCAAACTTTTCAAAATCTCGACTCCACTCACCTGGAATAATATTGTAGTGGGATTTTGTATATTTGTTACATGTTTAATATTGGAATTAATTTTTAAGGTATAGGAGAACAACGATGGAAAAAGCAATCAGAATCAAATTAAACGACAATATTGTAGATGCGTTTGTTGAGAGTAATAAATTACGTCATGAGGCGGAGCGTATTCTTAAAAGGGCTTGTGACGCGACACAGACACTTTTTGATGAACTAAAGAAGATCTATCCGGAATATAGTCATATTGGTGCAAAGATCGACCACAGGAGTAATGAATTAATTTTGCCTTTTGGTAAATTAGTTGGGACAGAAGAAACAGACGAGGGAGAATAATGATAATTGATTATCTTGAAAGTCAAAAAATAGCAGAATTAGATCCAAGTTTTATGGCCATAATAATGGCCGCAGCAAGAAAAGCTGATACTATTAATCTTCGTATGCTACAAACATGCTGGCCAGAGATTGTGGAAGAATTCAAAAAGAGGTATAATGCGCCAGGTGGTGCGTTAGATGATGCTGATAGACGGTTTTTAAATAGAACTGCTATGGAAAGAAAATAATTATGACACGAACAGAGCATATAATCTGGTGTAAGGGGAGAGCTTTAGAATATTTAGATAGGGGGGGGATTTGAATAAACACAGAGGCATTAAGAGGCATATTAATTATGCCTCTTTTTATTTTATGGAGATCTGATATGGATTTAAAATATTTATATGATAATCTTGAAAAGTTAGCGTCTGAGGTTCACAAAGCTTGGTGGAAAGAGAAGGAGAAGCAGGGTTTTCATTCAGTGCTTGATTGCCCGGATTATATAGATAAAATCGATGATAAATTTGTTAAAATCTGCGAAAAGTGCCATACTGATATGTACCCTTATGATGAATTACCAGACAATGTAAAGGAATATGATCGAGTAACTGTAAGAACTGTTTTAGCTGCTATAAAAAATTTAAAAAATCCTTAAATTTCTACTAATATATTAAACTTCTATAATTTTCTTAATATTCTTGAATTTTTTAATAATTATAACTATAGTATAGATATAATTAATATTAAAAGAAGTTAGGAGAATTCTGATGAAAATAGTGAAAAAGTTAAGGACTAAGTCTGCAAAGATAACGATTTATCCACATGGTACTACAATGACTATTTCAAATATATTCATAAGAAACTATAATATTTTTCCAGATAAATTAAATTTAACATTTGGTTATGATAGGGTGTTTAAAAAAATTGGATTATCTTTTTCAAAGGAAAGAGATGTTAACAGTTACAGGTTGAATTTTATAGGAGGCAGTAGCCGTAATGCTACTGTATCAGTTTCTGCCCTTATTAAAACGACTGATTTAACTGTTGACGAAATTGCTGGAATATATGAAGGCGATGCAATAGAGGGGCCTGTTGAGATAGAGGGTTTTTCAGATTCAGGATTTTTATTACATATAGATAAGAGGAGCAAGATAAATGGTTCAAAATGAATCCGAAAAATTTGAATATGCAAAGCAAAGGTAACAGTCTGTTAGAGCAAATAATACGGACTATTGTAAATTATATTTTATCCTGCATCAGCTATTATTTTATATTTACAGCAACTCCAACTAACTGGATTAAAGGAATTTATTTCGTTATTATGTCATTGATAACGGGATATATAATTAGAAGGATGTTCAATAAATGGAACGAGAATTTTATGTCGGACAGCAAGTAGTTTATATACCAGATCATTTAAAAGACAATCTTGCTGATAATTTGGATAGTATCGAATTCGGGTTTATAACTAGTATAAGAGACGATGTTTGCTTTTGTCGTTATTGGATAAGGGGAAAAATTAATCAGTTAAGAACCATCGCAAACAGTGAATCGACCAATAAAAGGGATCTGTTTCCATGTAAGGTTCATTCACAGGATCTAATTGATCAAATGATCGAAGAAATCAAAAAAGATGTGTAATCATGACTGGACGATATGGATTGTCATCGAAACTAAGGTTGTTTGTGGACAAACAATCAAAGTGGAACAGCGAATGTGCTCTAAATGTGGAACAATAGAGAAAAGGACAACTATTGTATGAAACTGGATTTGGGTTTATATAAATTAATTGATAAAAAGCCTGTTAAAATTCATAATACTTTAGAATGGGCTAAGCAAATGGAAATTTCCAACCGGCGTATTTCTGAAGATTTTATAGAAACAGAGTTAGGAATAGTTCGTATTTCAACGGTGTTTTTGGGGATTGATCATAATCATTTTGGGGGCGTTCCTATTTTATTTGAGACGATGATATTTGGTGGTCTCAATGATCAGTATCAGAAACGCTATCATACATACGAAGGAGCGGAGGCCAACCATAAAAGGATTGTTGAAAAAATAAAGAATAATCATAAGATAGTGTTAAAATGAAGATTATTTATCTCCAAACAGATACTATTGCATTTGGATATTTATAACATGCCTTAATATAATTCTCCACAAATTCAATCAAACTTTCATAAGTGCCCCAACCATTTTTAGGATTTAATTGTTTAAATTTTTTCGGATCTTTTTTTAATTTATATAGACCTTCCGTGAGAGGGGTGAGCAGTTCATTTGCATATTTTATATTAAGTTTTTCAGGACACCACAATACTTTATAAAGCTCTGCTTCTTTTGCCATTAAATTTAGATTATGTGTGATATTTGCTGTGTAAACTTGTTCTCCGTTATCTTGTACGGTTACGGTAGTCGGTTCTTTATCAGGGAAACGTCTATCCCACTCTTCACGCGAAAGTTCGCGTAAACTTCCTTCTTCTCGAATATAAATAGCTTGCCTAATTTTAACAATGTTATCTTTTTTATTTTTTATATGTAAATATACATCAAGGCTCATATTCCCACCATATATTTAGAGGGTGTTTCAAAATTTTTGTTATTTGGCCTCCAAAGATGAAGGCAGTATTTATGGTTATTTATATACTCAGATTTTTTAGGATGGTATTGTATAACCACATCTTCATCATCCCAGAATAAATCTTTAACAAGGCACATTTCTTCCCAGGTTGGACATCTATTAATTTGCGTTCCATTTTTCTTTTTAATGGAAACAGAAACATGTTCCCACCCAATTTCATCAGATGAAATGGTAGCAATTATAAGGCCATTGTGAGGTATTCTAAAAGCGCCGTTATTACCATATGATTTATCTGATTCCAGAGGCCCATCCTGAATTCGGAATTTTTCAGGTACTTTAAACATATTTTTCCTTTATTCATAATATACAAGCGGATTTTTTTTTGGTTTATAACAATGGACTCGTTTTATCGAACCCGATTTTGTTAACAGAGTTTTTTCTATAATATTACGTCTATCCAATATATTCAAATGATACGATACTAACGATGGATTTTTATTCAGCTTTTTTGCAATTGCTGAAATATAGTTTGGTAAACAATCATAAATTAGCTTGGTATATCCAGTTAATTCATATCCCCCTTTTCCATCAAATTTTATGGACATTTTTCTCCTTGCATTTTATAAAAAAAAATGTTATTTTAACTTTGAAATGAAAGTTCAAGTTTAAAAATGTCATATTTGTAGAAGCCTTATTAATTTTATATTGATAAGGCTTTTTTATTTGTTGGCTCTTGAATCCAAACCTCAACGATTCCGTATATTTTCGATTTATCATACGTTTTTTTATAATTATTTTTGGAAACAATTCGTTTCATATCACCAGTTGGTGTTGGAATTTTGATACCATATCCTGCATTTATGATATTATCCACCAATTTTTTGAAATTTCCTTTTTTTCGTGAATGAATTAGCGATATGATTATATAATTATCTTGTTCCCACAAATAACTGACCGGATGAAACAATTGAGTTGTAAACCCAAATTGCTTTCCTTTTTCGCTGTCTATTCTTATTTTTTTATTCATATTTATAATTTTTAATAACTTAATCATTTTGTTAACGTCAACAAAATGATATAACCAGAGCTGCGGACTTCCCACAAGCCCATTTGGTCTATGCCTTTTTACGTGGGGTGCCCTGGTTATGTCTATTTCTTAATTTGATTTTTTCGTCAATAATTACTATATTGCTATTGAGAATCATTTTTTAGCCCAAAATGAAAAGCATGAGCAATAAGGGGGATTGTTGCTCATGTTGTATTAAATTTGCGAAAGATATTATTATCCATTTTTTTTTATCCAATATGTCCTTATGTGGCGATCAATTATATGATCGCCTTTTTTTTGATATAAAACCATTAGGAGGATAAAGATCGTTCAATCTGAGCCATCTATGGGCCTCTCAAATAAACTGTCGTAAATTTGATCAACCGCTTGTTTGAAAAATTGATTTTTTTTGTAGTTCTCTATTATTTGACTATCAACCGCGTTTTCTTTCCCTACTTTTTTCCTAAGATACCAACTAATGCCCCGCATAATAACCAACCGCCGTTCATTTATTGCGATACTTTCTTCATCGATACTTCCTTCATCAAATTCAGGATTTTTAATATACCATTTCTTTTTTTCTTTTCTTATTTTAAACTTGACCATTTCGAGATCAAGTAATAAATCTAAATTAGCTCTGACATTACCAGTACTGATATTAGAATAGTGGGAAATTAACATTATTGTTCCAGGTAAATTATTCCAAATTTTCTTTATGGAACCATCTAGCCTGTATTTTTTTATTTTGTTATCAAACTGTAAACTCATTATACAATATCCAACATTTTTTTCATGATATCATTCATCATATTGGCCTCATTTTTCTCAAGATATGATGTAATTTGTTTATCAAGTTCCTCTATTGTAATATTACTGCCTTTACAATAGAATTTTTTTTTAATATTTAATTCAACTACATTTTGACAAATGTTCTTAAATAATAGTTGTTCAGCTTCTTTTAAATCCTTCATAAATTCTCCTCATTCGTTAATTTGTAAAAAGATAAATTATATTCAATATACAAACAAATGTATTTAAAGTAGTTATAAAATTTGTTTATTACGATAATTTAATTTATCGATCTAACTTTTTGATAATCTTATAGTAACACTAACAGTGTAAAAATTACACTATTTTATCTTGTGTGTTATTTCTTGACATCTACTATATCTTGTATATATATTCGATTATGGAACCACCATTGAGATTTACATATCGTTCTGATGGTACCCCATCAGGAAAAATCACAAAATATGGTAGATATTTCTTCAAATGGGGAAAATTAACAGCACTTACCGGTGATATGAAAGGTTCATTTGATGAAGTATATAAAGATGATCACTGGAAAAGAAGGCGCGACGCAAGGAGAGATAAACGTATCCACGAATATGTTGGATTCTATGTTATGGAAAAATTTAGATATAATCAAGATTTAGTCGATCCTGAATTTTGGGCTAACTCTGCAAAAGAGGTAATGCTTGCCATAAAAAAGAGGATAGAGGAAGGTAAGAGAATCGATGATAGCTATTTAGGATTAATCGATAGAGCAACGGCATTGATTAATATTTGCGGAAGTGGTTGGGCAAAATTGGAGGACTTGAAAGAGGGTGAAGATGCGTCCGAAATTTATGTAACTGTTGGAAAACAACTGGATAACATGAAACCAGCAAGGAGGTTAACAAGTGGTAACGCCAAAGAAAATGAAAGGTTCGAATAAAACGGTTAAACCACCACTTAAAACAACGGTGCCAGAAAAAAAACAAACAGATTATAAAATCGAGCCGCTTGTTTTAAAGACGAAACTTGAAGATAAGCCAGAAGAGAAATCAATTCCGGAAAAAAAAGAGGAATCACCTCAACCAAAACAGATTGTGCCGTTGATTAATTTTATGAAAGTTCCAATAAGGCAGCTTGAAACGGCTAAGTTAGATACCGGCTGGCGTGATGTATCTTTAGGTTCAAAGTTCTATGAATTTTTAAAACATTATGATATCGAACATGTAACAAGTATCGGGACAACTGATATTCTGTTTACATTCAAACGAAAAGAAATATGAATCTCCTGGTCGCAAAGTCATTCAGAGATAATCATGCACCAATCGACGATCCAAAGGAGCAAGCGCGAAGAATAGCTCATTGGTCACTTGAGTTATTTGGTGATAAAATGAATCGTGCTCATTACTGGGTTCGAAACAAAATTCCTAAAGTTCATCTAGATATTTACGAACATTTGTCGAATGAACTGGCATATTATTACATAACGGCGCCTCGTGGCTATGCTAAAAGTACGGTGGTACAGCTTATATACGTTCTTTACCGCACTTACTATCAACTGGATCCATATATCGTTTTAATAGAAAAAATTGATAAATCCGGAATAAAAGTACTTCATAATATAAAACGTGAAATAAGGCAGAATCCAAGATTATTACGATATTATGGAAACATTAAACCGGAAAAATCCCGTGAATCAGATAAACAGTGGGCACAGCAAGAAATCAGACTTGAAAATGGCGTCTTTATTCGATCGATTGGTATGATGGGAGATATCAGGGGATCGCTTGATGAAATGTACAGAATTACTCTTGTATTGGGTAACGATGTTCAGTCAATTAAACATATGAGTGAGCCTGCGACGTTAGAGAAACATATTGATTATTGGGATAGAGATGTAGAGCCGGCAATTGATCATGTTTACGGGAAGGTAAGATTAGTCGGTAATATGCTTGGCCCTGGTTGTTTACTTGAATATATAACAAAAAATCCGGAATATAGCGGAATTAATTTTTCTGCTTTGGTCAATGATAAAGGGGAGCCGGATTTAAACGGGAAGTCTATTTGGGAGGATCGATTTCCAACAGCTGTAATGCACAAAAAGCGTGATGCTGCTAAAGCAAAAGGAAGATTAAGCGTTTTTTGGGCTGAGTGGATGAATATTATTAAGGATGATACCAGGCGTAATCTGAAAGGTTGGAAATATCATGATTGTACTATAAAACAAAATTACGGTCAAAATGTCTTGATTTCTGATATGTATGATAGGCCAATACCCGTTTATACATATGCCTGTCTTGATCCTGCTTTTGGGAAAGCAGATAATTCCGATGCGAGAGCACTTGTTACAATTGCATTAGGCCAATTTCCTGATAGAGCCTATAACGGTAAGATCGTTATGGTCAATGGTCTTTGGGTATTGGATTATGATTATAATCATGCAGACCCAACCGGTCTAATAGACCGTGCTCTGGATTTACATGTAAAGTATTATTATCGAGGAATTATCATTGAGGCTAACGGCCCGCAACAGATTTTTGAATATATCGGTGACAAAGCATTGCTCACAAACGAGTTTGCTTTTAAAAACCCAGTGGATTTTATACCAGTTAGACATGTGACAGGAAAAAAAGAGGACAGGATTTTTGAAGCGTTAGGAGTGAAATGTAAATTAGGCCAGTTTTTTATTCATCCGGATATGGAGGAACTTGAAAATGAGATGGAGCAATTTTTACTTTGTTCTCAGGGCCTTCATATTACAGATGCTATTGCGATGGGAACCCGGTTTGCTGATGTCTGCATGGATGATTTAAGGACTTATGAAGTGGAAACACGCGCTTATAGAGAGAAAAAAGAACGTGACAAGTACGGAAGCGGTTTAGATTTACGATCACCTTTAACAGTCTTTAGGAGCAATTAGTGCCAGATCAATTTAATATATATGATGATTATCGCAATATCTTAACTTCTACAATGGATTGGCGAATCGAGAGAGACCGGATGAGGAAATTTTATTTCGGTCAGCAGATTGGATCTGCGATTTCAGCAGAATATAAAGACCGTGGTCAAGTGGATATTGTTATTAATAAGATCAGGCCGCTTTTAAGATCTCGTGTATCAATGCTGGTTGCTTCAAAACCAACGGGTTCTGTCTATGGTGTTAAGAAAAAGGACATGTCAACCGCATATGCTATTGAAGAATTTATGGATTTTCATTTCTACAATAGCACTGGTCAGCTTGTAATGGAAGATGTGGCAATGTTTAGCCAGAGGGAGGGATTAAGTTATTTTATCGTATATCTTGATCCAAATGCCGCTTACGGGATGGGAGAGCTTAAGTTTGGTCATGAATCATATGAAAATGTATTTGTCAAGAAATCCGCTCGTGAATGGGATTTTGCAGATGCAGGTCGTGTAATCCACAGCCGGTTAGTAAACCCGGACGATTTTCTGAATAGGAATAGTAAATATTTCAAGATTTCATTGGATGAATTATTAAGGGCATTTTCACATCCGTATGATATACCAACGTCTGATCAGAGGCAAAAGGGAAATGAACAAAAAGATATTGGGCAGCCTGTAGAAGATTATACAGGTGATAATGCCCATTATATCAGAGAGTTTGATGTTTACGATAGAGTTTATATTGATGTACCGATACTTCATAATTTGGTTACGAATACGATTGAAGTATTGAAAGATGATTATAAAGTTTCAGATAATGAAAACAGATTTATTAGAGAGGGAGTTTTAAGACAGGGAATAGGCCGTGTTCCGCGTATTTGGTGGACAAAAGCGGTTGGAAATGGTGCTCAAACAAAGGTATTAAAACGGCTATTATTACCAATAGAGCATTTTCCGCTTGTTCCGGTGCATGATGAAAGGACAGGTAATGCACAAAGTCTGGGTGAAACGGACTTTTATGCCGGTTTACAGGAAATGCAAAATCAGGCAACTAGCTTAGTGCTCTTACATGCAGCCCTTGCCTCTATGTTCAAAATTATTTATGATTCAGGAAAAGTCAAAGATTCAAACAAATTCAGGGAAGAGTGGAGTACACCAGGTTCAGCAATTGGATTACCGTTCGATAAGGTTACAGGTAAGCCTCCTGTTGAGATTGTAAGACCTGAGCCGATAAATAATGCCTTTTTTACGCTTATGCGTGAGATGGGTGCTGAGATGGAATATGAGGCTATGCAAAATCCGATGAGCTGGGGAAGTACAAAGGAAGCACCTGAGACATTTTCAGCGACACTGCAAATACACGAATGGGCACAAAATGCGTTGAGATTACCACTGAATCACCTGGAAATTGCGGTACAACGTGCATATGAAATTATGATCCAATGGTCTCGTGAATTTTATGGATTCAGGACTTTTGATGTGATGCGTGGCGATACACCGGATACTAATTTTGTGAACTCGCCGATACCATATCCCGCGAAAGATCGTTCCGGTAAGGATATTGTTGAAAACGGTCAAGTTGTTATGACACATCATGATATTCGATCGTTGAGGGCACGTTACCGGGTAAGGATCGGTTCTACAGCGCCAAGTCAGAGTGTCGCTTATATGAATTTGTATCAACAACTTTCACAGAATCATCCGGTATTTCTGAAACAGTTTGTACAATATCTGGATATTCCACCGGATGAAAAGAATGAATTGATCCAGTCGGTCGATCTTGTGGCACAGCAAGGTTCGACAATACAACAGCAAGAACAATTGATCAAGATGTTGCAAAAAACAATAAGCAATATCAGCAAAGAAAATCTTGATCTTGAAAAACGTCATAAGGTCGATCGATTTGAAGGGATGCTGATCAAAAAAATGGCAAAAATAGAAGCAAATCTCGCAAAGATGACCAATGATCTTAAATTTAAAGGTGAAAAAGAGATTCAAGATGCTAAAAATAAAATAAAGAAATCAGATTCGTCTGATAACACATGAAAGGAGATTCGTCTCTATGAGTAAAGATCCAAAAATGGTAGATGTCGAAGATGAAAACAAAGCTCTAGATATTCTGGGAATGGGTGACTCGTCACAAGAAAAACAATCCCAAGATCCGGTTCAACCAACAGAACCTATTGTGAATACACAACCACAAGGAACTCCGGTTGAATCAAAACCACCTCAGGAACCTCCAAAAGAGGAAACGATGTCCTGGGAAGATAGAGCTAAATCCTGGCAATCTAACTTTTCAAGAACACAACAGGAGTTACAGAATACAACTAAAGAATTGGAGGTTTTGAAACAGCAAAATGAGTTATTCAGGGCTGTTGTAATGAGAAATCAGCCTCAGCAACAGGGACAAACACAACATAATCAGCCAGTTCAACATGTGAATCGTGTTCAAGAACAAGAACCACAACTGACAGAATATGTAAATGATCCTGAATATATCAATGTAAGTGATCCGAACTATCAACGTTATATGCGTGATGTCAGTGCGTTTCATTCAAAACGTGCTGCAAATGAGGTGATTACTAATTACCAGGAAACACAAAAACAGCAAACTAAACGTGAAGTCGCTTTAAAACGTGCTCATAGGCTTGCTGCTAAGTTTCCTGAATATAAAGACCCATTTACCGGTGAACCGGATCTTGTTAAAATACAACAAGATCTATTCACTGATAATAACGATCCTGACGAATGGGTAAGATATGCTGAATTCCGAAAAGGTATAAATAACCAGAAAACAGCAACGAATACACCACAAGTTTCGCAAAATAGCAATGATGTGATCGAGCAAATGAATAAAGCTGCTTCAGTTCCAAATTCTGTTGTATCCGGTACACCTGCAAATAATGAAAATATTGAACCGGATGATCAAGATAAAGAAATGACCAAAATTTTTGGAAGTTCCTGGGTTCCTGTCTCCGTGTTCAAATAAGTTTTAGGAGACTAACAACATGGCATATACAACTACGGCTGGTTCTGCTGAATATGTATCCAGTGGGCCAGGGGGTGTACGGTCATTATATACAACTAAACGGAAATATTCTCTATCTGACCGGATTGTTTATCAAGACCGTCATAAAAACAAGATACATGCAATGTTGCGGGAAAAGATATCACGGGTTACTGTTGATGATCCTGAACCAAAAACATTGACAAAACAGGAAACACCGCGTACCTACACTTGTAAAAGTGATGGTACCACCACCACCGTTGATGAAGATACTCTCCGAATCAGCGATACTATGGCCAAATGGCTGCAATCAGGCGATAAGCTTGAAGTAGCAAACGTCTTTTGTGATACTGACGGTGCCAATTATACCACAACCAAATTTGGAAGCGGTTATAAAAATGAGACAATGATTATTTATGGTGTGACATTGTCCGGTGCTGCATCAGGAGTCGCAAATGTATTGGTAAGACGTGCAAATGGTCATTCCCCGACTTCTTCTGTACAAACAATTCTTACTGAATATAAATTGTTACATATTGGAAATGCACTTGAAGATGGTGGATCGGCACCTGATCCAAAATGGGCAGAACCAACTGATGAACAAAATTATTGTCAGATGTTTTCTGTCACCTGGGGTGAAACTGAATGTGAAAGCAACACCAATGTTTACGGCAAGGAAGATATGGCTGTAAAAGGTGCAAGAAAACGCCTTGAGCTAATGGAACGTGTCGATTATGCCTTTCTATGGGGTACCAAAAAGAAAGACACTTATAATGGACAGACCCGTTGGTGGACTGGTGGTATGGTTGAATTTGTACCTGCTGCTGCAACCGCTCTTGATGGCCTCACACGGTTTATTGATTTTGGTGGAGCTTATGACCGGGATATCCTTCGTGAAAAAGCAGAAATTATTTACGCTTATGGGAGTGAGGTTAAGGATTGGTTTATTGGTTCAAAATTGTGGACTGTCATGATGAATTCCGATGAGAAATTTCTTGTGATGAATGATAATCTTTCCCGGCAGTTTGGCTGGCAGGTTTATGAATATGATTTAGGTCATGGTCTGGCCAGAATTCACAATCATTTCAGTTTCCGTGATAAGGATTCAACCACGACTCCATATGCATACGATGCTGCTATTATCGATATGGAATATGTCGATCTTCAGGTGATGAAAAATATGGACTTCAAAGTAAAAACAGGAGTCCAGGAAAATGATGCACATATACAGGTTAATGAGCTATATGGACAAGTTGGTCTATATCGTTCTTTCCCAACTGCACACGCCTATATCTACGGCATAACAGGATAAGGGGGACTAAAGTATGTCATTGAGAAAAGATATAAATAAAATGAATCAGGTCACCTGGAAGCATAAATTAGGTGATGTTGTTGCTTTGGAGCGGCATGTTCAATTTCATCCAAAGGCTACTTTCTGGTATGTGGACGCTGCAAATGGAAATGATAACGGATCGGGTGAGGATGTAGACCACGCTGTACAGAGTATTCAACAGGCATTGTATAATATTTCCTTAAAGCGTACTGCTACCGGAAAAGTGTATGAAGATGTGATATTTTTACTTCCGACAAACGCTGTTGACTATGACGATGATACCGTTGGAAATACAGCCAAAGGCGGTCTTGCTAATGCGTATGTATATATTAATCAGGCAAATATCAGAATCCGTGGTATTGGTATACCTGGCGGTGTTTTGATCAAACCGGACGCTGCGGCCACTGCTGGTATTTTTGCGATTGGTACAAGTGCTGATCGATTGGAAATATCAGGAATCCGTTTTGATTGTACAACTGCTGCTAATGAATGTATCGACGTTCCTTCTGGTGGAGCTAATGATGTACATATCCATGACTGTATTTTTGACGGTCAGGGTGGCGCTGCTGCTGCTGGAATCGTTACCGGAAATGCGGCAACTTGTGCAAGATGGGTGATTGAAAACAATCAATTCATCGATTGTACTGTCGCTGCAATTAAAGGTTATCTCGGTCATGGATTAATCAGAAATAACGTTTTTATCAAGACAATGACCGGTGCAATGACAGACGGAATCAGCTTGCTTGATAATACCACAACGGCAGATTCAGACGGATGTGTTATCAGGGATAATTTGGTTCTAGGTGGTATTGAAGGAACAACACCGCTTGCAACAGGGATTAAAGTCGCTGGTGCTTGTTATGGTGTTGGTATTGTTGATAACAGAGCGGCAGGTTGTACGGATAATTTGAGCCATACAGCCAATACTGCCGCAACTCATGCGATTGAAAATGCAACTGGTGACGGTCGAAATGGTGGCGCTGAATACGCTGATACAGAAGATAGATTAAATTCATAAGGAGGTAAATAATGCAATCACCTAATGATGGATTTCCTGGATTGATACCGCTCGGCGGTTCCGGTGATCTATATATAGACATTGGTCGTGGGACTTATTCTACGACTGATTCTGAGGCAACTGTTAGAACACAGTTAGATGAAATTGCTTTTGGAATAGCAGGTGTAAATGATACCTTTTCACCTGCTACAGATGCAGGTGTTATGGATACATTGCATGTTGGACTTGCTGTTTCGTCTGGTGCTGTTACAGTAACAAGAAGCTCGAAAGCTACAACTGGGGCAACATTTTTCTATATGTTGATTGGTAGAAAATTCACCGCTCCTAGTTAATCTATATTGTAAAGGGCTAATGTCTTGTAGGGGGACATTAGCCTGGCTATTAAGGAGAATATAAATGAAAGCAAAAGTATTGGTGGCTATGCCCACGGATTATTATTACCATTATCCGTTTATGACAAGCTACGTGAAAGCAATTCAATTACATGAAAGTGAAGGTGATATTGATATACGGCTTTCCTGTTATCAAAACATTGTCGCATCACGAAATAAAAGCTGCAATGATATGTTAACAGAAGGTCATACACATATATTTTTTATGGATTCGGATATGAAATTTCCTCCATATACGCTGAGCCGGTTATTATACAATGACAAGGATATCATTGGAGGTCTTTATATGCGAAAGGCAGGCGGATTTTACCCAAACGTTTTTAAGATTGATCATGACGGCGAAATGAAAACATTTCTGCCTGACTTTAATATGCTAGTAAAATGTGATGCAATCGGAACAGGATCTCTGTTAATTAAACGGAACGTTATTGAATCAATAGATCCGCTTTGGTTTGAGTATAAACCATATCCGAAAGAAGAAGAACGGTTTAAAACACAGAGTGAAGATGTTGTATTCTGTGAGAAAGTACGAAAAGCTGGATTTGATATTTACTGTGATAGCTCAGTAAAATGTGGTCATATTGGACATATGATTGTCTGGCCTGATAGTACCCAGAAAGTGAGGGTAGAGCCTTTATGAAAATTAGTTTTTGGCACAGGACAAACAAACCGTTTAAAGGTGAAAAGCTCTTTGAAACTCCGTTTGGTGGTGCTGAAATGCAAGCGTTTAATCTTGCAAAGGCACTTTCAACAAAAGGTTACGATGTAATCACTTATTGTAATGTTGAACAGGACTTTGTCGATGGATCGTTTATGCTTCGTCATTATGACAAAGTGAAAGAGGATGATCATCAAATTTTTATTTGTGTTCGAGCTGATGACATTTTAGATCCCAGATATTCCGGAAAATATTTCAAAGAATATCCGGGCACAATGATTTTATGGACAGGTGATGATAATACACAGAGTAATAATAGTATTCTGACAGATCCGATCACCAGAAAAATTTTAGATAAAATTGTTGTAAAATCCCATTGGCAGAAGATAACATTTGTTAATGATTATTTTCTCAAAGAAAATGAAATAATGGTTATCCGTAATGGTGTTAATGATGATTATTTTGATTCAAATCCTTTGTCTGGTGAAGGTGTAAGAACAAACAAATTCATTTATGCATCAACAGTATATCGGGGTGCTGACAGATTTATTTATATCTGGCCTAAAATCAGGGAATTGATACCTCATGCAACTTTAGATGTGTATATGAGCACGAATTTATATTTACCGAATAATCCCTATGATCTGGCATTCAAAAATGTATTTGATGATTTGAGAAAATTAGACGGTATCACATTACATGACCCTGTCTGTCAGAGTGAGTTGATTAAAGAGATTCGTTCAAGTTATTTAATGCTGTACCCAAACTATATTTTCTTGGAAACGGCACCGAATGTTGTGAGTGAATCTGTCGCAGTCGGAACACCTGTTATAACATCCTGGAGAGGTGGCTTGCCTGAAATAGTTGGAGCAGGCGGTATCTGTATTGAGGAAGATCCAGGAACAAATGAATATGTCGGTGAATTTGTTCGGGTAGTTTACAATCTACATACAGATTTTGATAGGTGGTCTGTTTTTAGTGAGCTAGGAATGGAAGAGTATTATAATTACCGGATGTCTAAAATTTCAGACAAATGGATTGAATTGTTTCACGAATTGGAGAATAAATAGAAATGATCGTAGGAGCTGATGGAAAACAAATAACATCAAAGGAAAATATCAAAAATTTACCACGGGTGCTTGTTGGTATACCGTGCGGAATGACCGATCATGTGCATTTCGAAGATTCCAAACATGACGCGTTAATGGGATCAGGCGAATTATTTTTGAGTGAGGTAGTCAGGGCTGTAGGTTACATAACAGCCGATGGACGGAATAAAATAGTTCAGACAGCTTTAGAAAAAGGATTTGATTACGTCTTTTTCATGGATTCGGATATGGTATTCCCCCGGGGGACACTAGCAAGGATGCTACAAAAAACGGCTGAGATACCTGAAAATGAGATACCAGTGCTTTCCGGTGTTTACAACACAAGATCCGATCACCGGATTAATGTATACAATTGGATTGAAGATTTAGGAACATTCGCTGCAATTTCCGGGAAAAGTGATCCGGAGTTCAAATTAAACAGCAAGAAACTATATAAAGCTGATTGTGCTGGTACCGGATGTATGCTAATAGACTGTGCGGTTTTTGAAGAACTGAAATATCCGTGGTTTGACTATCCATATTGGCCAAAAGAGATTTTAAAGGCCGATAGAGAAAACTTTATTAATCAGTGCAAGCTTGACCTTCTCTATAGAATAAAAGATGCTCAGAATGGCTTATATAGCTTCAGAGATTATTTTGTAGAAGATATAAGAGATTTTCGTCAAACTATGGAAGAAATTGATCCTCTTTTCGATGATTTTAAGTCTGATAAATTAATAGAATGGATTGAATATTTTGAAAAGAAAATCAAGCCGGTTAAAGTTGAGTGGTGGTCAGAAGATGTTTACTTTTGCAAAAAGCTAATGGATAAAGGCATACACGTTTATATTGATACAGAGGTAATCTGTAAACATATTATTAATGCTGTTGTATGTCAGGTAAGTGATAGTGAATATGAGTTAGAAACCATTACAGGGGTAAAATATTGACAGTAACAGAAATGGACACATTGCTCAAAAATCTATTGAGTGATCCGAACGGCGATACATGGAGCCAGACAGTTCGATTATTGGCTTTAAATTCATCACAACGGTATATGACAATGATGTTATTGGGATATTCGGACAAGAAGCCTAATTTTGAATTATTATCAGGTATACAAGCCTCTAAATCGGTCAGCATTGGAACTGCTGGTTACAGTTTATCAGGACTTCATCCAACACCAGGTAGATTGATTTCAGAGACCGGGTTTATGAGAGCGGAGGTTACCTTAGATGGCGTAAAACAACGATGTGTCCGTTATACTCCGGAGATGGAAGGATTAAGTCAGAATTACTATCTTAAAGGAAACAATGAATATCCTGTTTTGAGATATGAGGCCAGTAAAGTATACATCGATGTTGATATTGGCTACTATCCGGTAACGACTGAATTATTTTATATCAGAGAGCCGAAAGAATTAGTAATATCCGGTGCATCAGGTTATCAAGTCACCACATGCGAACTAGATACTGGCTGGCATGATTTAAATGTCCGATTCAGTGAAAAGTTATGTCGAAGATTTGGAGATGATATTGAACAATATACTGTTGTGAAAGATGAGACAATGCAAGATTTTATGATAATGGGCAAGTCTGGTATAGCAAGCATGAAAAAAGAACGGAGGTCTGCATAATGCTGAATGTTGGAAGGATTTCAGATCTGATTGAATTATACGCATTAAGCGCAGGTGTAGCAAAAGACAGAATAAATCCGGTTCTAATACGTGAGATAATTAATCTGAAACTAAGAGAATTTCTATCAGAGACAAGTGTTTTAGAATCCAGTTCGACAATTGATTCTGTCGCAGATCAACAGGAATATGAATTGCCTGAAGACTGTCTCAATGTGAAACATGTTAAAGTTGATGGATATAGAGCCTATAAAATCAATCATAACCAGGTGGACGAAATAGCGGGGAATTTGTCATGAGAAAGTTAATCGTATTATTTCTGTTGATTGCCTGTAGTGTAAATGCACAATTAAGTAACTATACAGGAAAAACAATACAGCAATTGAGTGGTATAGAATCAGGAGTCACCAGTATTTTATCAAAAAGTTACTGGGAAACATACTGCTATGCTGAAATTAAAGCAATAATTGATCATTTAGATAACAGTACCACAATAACAGATTATAGTTCATTATGTGAGGCTTTTGATTCATTAACTACAGGATCACGTCTTACGATTCCGGTAAATACATATTCAACAGATCCAGAAACATTAGATTGTACGTTAACACTGCCAAGTAATATGATTCTCATTTCTGATAATTCAAATCTAATTTATACTTCATTATCTTCAGATACGGTAATAGCTGGTTATGGTTCATATGTAAGACAAGCAAATTTAACAGCTAACACCACTATTGGTGATTCAATTGTTTATGTTGCTTCAACTACAGGCTTCGTTGATGGTGATCATGTAATTTTAAAAGCTACAAATGCGATAGATTATGCTGTCATAAAAACAGTAACCGATACATCTATTATCTTGCATGGCTTACTTAGAGATAGTTTTACAACTGGTAACAACGCTGAAATAATTGAATATACACCGAAATCTAACATAATACTTGAAGGATTAAAGGTTATTGATGATAATGATAACGCTGGACTTTATGTTAAGTATGGAAAAAATATTATTATTGAAAATTGTGAATTTGACAGTTTAAATTTTTTTAAACTAGATTCTTGTTACAATATACATATTAGAAATTGTCGATTTACTCATTGTGATTTCTTTAAACTAACAGCTTGTCGAAATATAAAATTTATCAATTGTGAATTCTCTGATGGCATAATGGGAGCTGGAGAAGGGAATATTTGGGCTGTAACAAGTCCGGGGTGTTATGTGGAAAGTTGTCAGATATTGGGGGGTGATTCTCACGGTATTTATTTCGATACATTTTCAATTTATTCTGGTATAATAAATAATTATATACAAATAGAAGATATTAATAATTCTCCAGTGGGAATCTTTTTTGATCATAGTAGTAATTCATATAGCATAAATAATACTGTAATTGTCAAATATGGAAGTACTGGATCTGCGATCGGTTTTTCAGCATCAGATTATTGTAGGATTATTGGAAATTATATTGCTAGTGCAGAAGATAGTACCAAAAATTATGGTATCTCTGTAATTGATTGTGATAATTGTATTATTACTAATAATACTGTCCGTGAATGGCTTGATCAAGCAGCTATGTACTTAGGCGCTTCATCAGATGATTGTATCAGAAATGTTGTTGCCAATAATCATTTTGATGTTGCAAATGGTTCTGTTTATGCAATGAACTTAAGTCGTAATACTGGTTATACTGTCGGTTATAATACAATTACAGATAATATTTTTTATAGTGATGGCGTTACATTTGGTATTGGAATTGAGGATAGTTGTCTTGAAAATTTATTCAAAGGGAATCGATTTCAAGGCACATGGTCAACTACTTATTTCTATAATCTCGATAGTACGACAATAAGTGCAATAGAAATTCTCAGTGATGAAATGACTGTTTCTACAGGGGACACAACTCTTTTTGGTTTTGTTGGCAGTGATATAGTGATTGTTGGTTTTGAACTTATCTGGACAACGGCAGGCGGGGCAGGTGACACTGCAACTGTTAATTTAGGAAGTTTATCAACTGCTGGTTCTTATAATTATACCGCTTATTTAAGTGGAATTACTTTGACAGCATCACAAACTGTTAATACAAGAGAATACTATGATTATAATGATTGGCAAGCTGCTGCAAAAGCAGTTGTTACAAGAGGCACCCAGTTTGTTTTATCTAGTACAGGTGCTTCAGGTGCAACAGGTAAAATAAGAATGAAAGCTTATCTATGCGATGAATGATTTTGATCAAATAACAACTATTGGATCATCCGGGACCGGTGATACTCAATTGAGCAGTCCCGGTGATTTATCAATCGATACCAACAGAATACATCTATGTATTTGTGATACAGGAAATAATCGACTTTCTTTATGGGATTTAAATGGGAAATCTCATATAAAAGTTAAATCCCGTTATGGTAATTATAGTGAATATGCATTCGATAATTTAAACGGGATCATGTACACAGACAATACGTTCATCGTCTCTAACAGCAATGAACTGGTTATGTTAAAACATGATTTGACATATATAAAACGAGTTACCGGGTTTAGTACTCCAAAAGGATTGTGTACCGATGGAATATATATTTATCTTTGCGATTCTGGTAATAATAGAATTGTTAAAATGTCAAAAGAACTGGTAACAGATTCAACATATTCTGTTACATCACCGGCTTACATTTCCCATTGTCGCTCTAGTAGTTCTCTATTTGTTACAACCGGAGAGTCAAATAAAATATATAATTTATCCACCTCTTTGGCTCTCCGTTCCTCTTTCGGTGCATCCGGAACTGGAAATGGACAATTTACAACAGCAACAGGAATTACAATTATTGGTGATAAAGTATATGTCATTGATGTAAATACCTCAACATGGGCTATTCAGCGTGTTCAGGTATTTAGCGAAGGAACAGGAACGTATCACAGTAACGATACATTTACACGTCCAAATGGAATTGATTCATATGACAATATGTTATTTATTTCACAATTAAGCAGTGATAATATTGTTGTCGCTTATAATTATGAACCGTCTCGTTCCTGGACTTCAGATACAGGATTAAAATTTCAGGATACACCTGGCCTGAATCCTTACGTTTTTGATGGGGGAGATTTAATTGTTGGTGCAACAGATGAAACATCACCAAATCATTGGCAAGAAGAAGATGTACAAAGTGAACGCTTTGCATGGAGTGAAGAATGAGTACAACAAATACAGATTATAGCTACTATTGGTATATTCGGAAAAAAGGAAAGAATTATTATCTTGGAGTTGTTGATGATAACGGCGATGCTATTGGAACGGCTGATTTGGATATTCAAATATTTTATGATGAATTTCATGATGAGATTTCATCAACTCAAGATACGCTTGATATTCCAATACAATTTGAGCTTGCTTTTGTCAAAGGCTGTGCCAATGAGATTTTACAAATGCAAGGACAATATAATCAAGTTTATGAAAAAGCATTTAAAGAGATGATCTATAAAGCAATTGAATATCAAAATAATCAGGCGAATAGTCCAAAAATTATTAAACCTTATGATATGCGTGAAGATACAAGTAAACGAGAAGCCAGGTACGATCCAACATGAGACGACTAAAATATCTGACATTAGATGATTTTAAAGGTCTGAATTACAAATCAGATCCAAGTGATATGGTTGAAAATCAGGCCCAAACATTACAGAATTTAGATATTACTCAACGATTTGGCCGTTTGTCAAAACGTCTCGGCTATGAATTGGCTACTGATATATTAGGGACTAATTATACGGCTGCTAATAAACTGGTTGATTATGACGGAACTGAGGGGACTATTACAACTATTTATAGTGTTTATGAGTGGCAAACAGGAAGAGCTTCACCAAATGATAAAGTTTATGTAATACATGCAAATGATGGTTCTGAAGAGCGGATTTATTATTGGGATAATTTAAATTCACGTTGGCAACAGTTAGATGACAATACAGACATTGGCACCTATGACAAAGCACGGTTTCATTTACGAAACGACTCTTTGATTATCGCATCAGGCATAGGTGCCACTGATTATCCTGTTTTCATCAAATATTATGAAGCCAGAACGATTTGCGGTGCTGAAGTACAGGCAGCCGGATACTATGATTATAGAAATCAATTACAATGGGATAGCAATTTTAGTCTTGATACAACAAGACATTTAGGAGCCGGAGATCTATTGAAAGATAAAGCATATATCTATTATGCGGCTCTTACATACGATGATGGAAGCAGCATTGGTTCTGTTTCAGGTGTATTGGATACAAATTATAATACAACGAATAATAACGATCTAGCGCTTAAAGTTGACATTATAATTTCAACTGCAAACGCTGCTAATATTGAACGAAGAGTGAGTCACATAAATATTTACCGTGGTTATTCTCTTAATGCGAAAGAATTTGCATATCATACCGGAGGCGGTGTTGGTGGGATTGTTTACAAAATAACAAAAGAATATAGTTCCTGGATAAATTCACGGTATATGACAACAGTTCCGTTGGTTAATACCGATGTTAGTATGCCCGTTTATGAAGTATCTGAGGTAACTGTTGATCAAGGTGCAGGAACCGCAACGGATAAAAACAAAACAACTCATATTGCCGATAAATGGATTAATTTATTTTTAAAACTAACTCCGATTGCTGGTGGATCTACCACTTATCACAAAATAACAGATAATGGAACATCTATCTTTACGATTGACAGTGCGCCGGCAAATGGGGATTATTATTCAGAAATTGTCCCTCAATGGTATACAGACGGGTCAGATTATAAAATCCGGGTGCTCGATGACGTATTTGAATTGCCTTTAAGTATCACAGATATTAGAAATCATGGTCATCAGACATTACCAAACATTAACTATAAATATGCGATTACTGTTAATAACCGAATGTTTGTCGCTCCTTTGTATCTTGTTGATGATTCAGAAACACACAAAAACTGGATTGGGGCCTCAATCATCGATGGATTAGGAAATTATAGTTATGACGTTATTACAACATTTATAAACCTACAGGATTATGGTGTTGCTGAAATAAAGGGATTAGGTAGATTAAGTGATTTTTTAATCATTTTTACAGACAATGATATTTTTAAGCTGAATGTTGCATCCGGTTCAGAATTCAACTGGTCATTAGAAGATAACTTACAGAATGTTGGTGTAATCTCAGAAGATTCAATAACTTACATTGCTTCAGATGAGTTTAAATATTCAGGTTATTATTATCTTTCGCGTGATGGTGTTCGTGTTTATGATGGTTATAAATCCTGGCATATTAGTTTACAAATAGAGGACACAACAAATTATCCATTGGGTAGTGTGACGCTTTCTGAGGCGATAGGGGGGTATAATGATCGGAATAAGCAATATATTCTATCATTTCCAACAGAAAATATTGTTTATATTTTTGATTTAAGATCCGGAGAATGGTTGAAATTATCTGGCAATGCTGCAATTAAAGAATCGACAATTACCGTTGATGGTGAATATTTAGCAACAGATGCAACTAGTATATATGTCCATGATAACGATGGAACAAATAATTTGACGGATTATGCAGGAAGTAATATTGTACCAATTTGGAAATCAAAGATACATGATTTCGGATCACCAGGGATTCAGAAAATTTTACATGAGGTGACGATCCGGTATTATAGTAACACAGCAATTAGATTTCGCTGGTACAAAGACAAGTCCGGTACTGCAACCGATATAAATAATCCATCGACTTCGTTTCCATCAAATAGCGGAATGACCTCAGTTACAATAGGATTTCCGGCCGGATCACGTTGTTATGAAGCTGAATTCGAAATTTACTTAGATTCATCAGATCAGGGAGATAATACAATTTTTGAGATAGACCGACTTGAGATTGGATATACACTTAAACACTCTGAGAGAATATAATGCCAAAAGTACCATTCAAAATTAATGAAACTGATCCGCCAGGAGTATTCCGACGAAAGACTATGGATTTAATGCAGGATTTGTACGCTAAATTGAATCAAGTCGGAAATGTCATTGATATTGAAAACGAGCAAGTAAGAGCTGTATCAGTATCCGGTGGAGGAAGTAAAACAGGTTCATCGATTGTTAAGGATTTATACTGGGATAAAGTTTGGGCAGACGGTGTTCATGATCATTCATCCGATGCAGAAGGTGGTTTATTATCAATCGAATCGACAGATGACTATAAACGTTATGTTTTTATGCTAGGGGGGATCTAATGGCTTTTCAGGAAAAACAGCTTGGTCAAGCTCGTGAAAACAGTACAAATGCTGTTTCCGTTTATAGCGTTGATGTTGATACAACCGGAATTATAAAGTTTATTACAATTGCCAATAATAGTGGTTCAGACGCAGCAGTTAGACTATTTGTTGATGACGATGGAACAACATATGATGAGACAACAACGATCGCATGGGATATTACAATTCCTGCCGATAGTGTCTGGGATCGTCATGTATTTATTGCAATGAATAATTCATCAGGTAATTTTGCGTATCGATCATCAATTGCAAACGCCTTGACAATCACTTTATTTGGTGCGGAGGTGACATAATGAATAATGGCATTATACCGGAACGAGTTAAATTTTGGGATGGTACAGAGGTCGCAGCCATAAATACAAACAATCGTGTTGAGACCGATCTTGAAGAACTTGGATCAGGAATAAGTGTAAATAGTCAATCTCAATTAAAAGTAACAATCTACGATAGTTCAGGCAATGAATTACTCAATTCAGCAGCCAATTCCGGAAATATTAAAATAGGGAATGGTACCAGAAGTGTTGAAATTGATTCTAAGTTAGATGCTTTACGAATTGCGGATGAAAAGGTACTACATATCAATAGCGGTGTCAGTTTTCATTGTGAAGCTTATGCCAGTGCATTAGCATCAGCAGGGACACTTATATTAGCTTTCAAAACTCCAAATACGACAAAATGGGGACACTTGACTATTTCCGGTTTTGGTACAGACGATTTTAAAATTGAACTTGACCAGGGAGCAACTTGGGATACCAGTTCAGGTTCACAACAATCTGTATATAATCGTGATCGAAATTCAGCAACAACAACGGATATGCTAGAAGATACAACCGGTTCATTTGCTGATAATAACGCACTTAATAAAGATCCGACTAGCTATTCAGCCGGAACTATTCTGGAAACGTTGTATGCTGTATCCGGAGAGATTATTGGTCAAAAAAAATGGATCTTAGATCAGGATACACAATACGCTGTTGTTTTAACAAATCTCCATTCTGGGGCAGCTAATTTTCAATTACGGCTAGACTGGAATGAATTTACAAATGCATCATAGAGGGAGGTTCAAATGCTACCATTTTTTGGTCAAACTAGTTTGCCAATGGATAGAGAGGGTATTGAAGATTTGATTAACCAAATTCGCCAGGGAAGTACAGCGCAAATCGGAGGTCAACTATCACGTTCAAATATAGCAACAGCCGGTAATTTAGCATCAAGAGGTTTAGGTTCCAGTACAATTGCGACAGGTGCAATGGCAGAGAATAGGGCACAGGCTTTAAATGCATTGGCCAACCTTGAGAGTCAATTTGCAGGCATGGAACTTAGTTCATTACAAGAACTAAATCGAATGAGAATGCAGGAAAGTCTTGCACAGCAACAAATGATGTATGATTTATTCAGTGGTGGTTTAGATGTTGGTGGTATGGCTGCATTAGGATTCATTTAAGGAGGATTTCATGGCATTTGAAGGTACACGGGAATTGTTAGGGGATATTATAAAAGAAAGACGTTTTCCAAAGACGTTACAGGGTCAGCAGATGCAATTCAATTTACAATCTGCTATTCAAGATAGAGCCAGGCGAAATGCTGCTTTAGATGCTATTGTAAATGCTACTACATCAGATGAAATGGCAGAAGCTCTTAAAGTATTGAAACCAGAATTAGCTCTTGATTATGTAAAAGAAAAAGAAGCTAAAGAATCTGCTTTACGAAGTTTAGAGGAAGGAAGACCGGATGTCGCAGCGTTAATGTTAGGTAAACCAATTCCAGGGGCACCGCTTCCGGAAAAGACGTTTGAACAGAAAAAGCGTTTACAACGTCAACAACAAATGGAGCCAGAAGCGTTTAGCCAGGAAAAACAATTATTAGGAATTAAGGGTGCACAAGAAAGAGAATTATTAGGCATCAGAGGCGAACAACAAAGGGGATTAACATCAATAAAAGGTGATATTGAAAAAGAATTATTGGGAATTAGAGGTGAACAAGAAAAAGAATTACAGGCATCTCGGGGTAAACTAGAAAAAGAATTAACTGAGTTAAGAACTGAGGGGCAAAAACAACTAGAATATATGAGAGTAAAAGGAAAATTCTTTTTAGGTGAACAAAGATTTGAACAGGAAAAGAAACTTACTGGTATTAATCAACAACAAAAAAAAGAATTAGTAAAATTACAAGCAAATATTGAAAAAGATTTAGCTAAACTAAATATAAAGCAGCAAAAGGAATTAATAAGTCTTAAAGGTGAGCAAGAAAAACAATTAAATTATATGAAAAAAAAGTTGAACTATTATCAAGGCGAACGTAATTTTGAACAAGAAAAAGAACTTAGAGAATTAAATTTTCAACAACAAAAAGAATTACAAGATATTAGACAAAGGCATGAAGATGAATTAGAAACTGAGCGTCAAAAAAAAATGGAGGCTGCATTAGAAAGAAAAATATTTGCAAAAAGAATTGAAAGTAATAAAGATTTAGAACAAGTACAAACTTTAACTAAATCGTTAATAGATAATTTTTTATCCCTTGATCCAGGTAGTGGTTTTACTGGAAAATCTAATGATTTTATCAAAATGGGATTATCACGGTTAGGATTTAATTCAAAAATAAAAGCATATAATGATTCTTTATCAAATCTGGCAACATTTATTGCTCGTAAATTTGGTGAACGTGGAAATATTGCTATAAGTGAACGTGCATTTACAGAACAAATGTTATGGAAATTTGGAAGAGACACAAAAGAGGACGCTATTGATAAATTTAGACTTATTAATGAAATTACAGAAAATCTTAAAAAAAATAATTTGCAACAAATTGAATCTACTTTTGAACAGTTAAATATACCCATGAAAAATAAAATAACAGGTATGGTACATAAACCATCTGAAGAAAAAGCTAAATTTCAATCAAATATTCAACCAACACTACAGCCTGGCGATATACCACAAGACGAATTGGATAATTTTATTAATCAAAATTTAGGTGGTGAATAATGGGACAATTTATTAGCATAAATAAGTTAAGATCGATGACAAATAATTTACCTGAAGGATATTCAAAGGCGGATTTAGTTCAACGTTTGAATAGAAAAGGTTATGAGATTGAGGGCTTGACTGCTGAATTTAATCCTCTTGAAGCAGTCAGTAATGTTCCATCGTCATTAATAGAAATTGGTAAAAATATATACCATGCTGTTAAAAGTCCAATACAAACAATAGATGCTCTTACCGATATTGCGGCGGGTGGAGTGGCAAAATTGATTCCTGACAGATTTATAACAGAGCCTGAAAAATTAGAACAAAAACAACAATTACAAGATAAATTTGATCAATTGATTGATCTTCAGATTGAACGATATGGGTCAAAAGATAGAATTCTTAATACTATTGAAAAAGATCCGGCTGGTTTTCTCGGTGATCTTGCAACTGTGTTAGGTGGTGCTGGTGCAGCTATAAAAGCAACCGGGACGGCTGGCAAAATAGCTACTGTCAGCAGACTTGGAGATCGTGTTGTTAAATTTAGTCGATTATTAGAACCAACAACAGCGGCATTAAAAATAAGTCGTGGTACAAATAAATTATTGGGAGTTAATAAAGCTATGCGTGCCGCTTCAGGCCGATTGATGAAAAAAAGTTTACGTATTTCCGATCCTTTAGAAAAATCAATTGCAGCTAAAACAGGAATCAAAAGAAGTGCTGATTGGCTTTCAGAACATGGGATTAGCGGCTCATTGGAAGATATGAGTAAACAACTGGATGATATTCAAAAACGAACAAAAAGCATAGTTGATAGGGAATTATTGAGAGCTTCAGATACTAATTTTGTTCATACTGCTGGTAATGCTAATGCAAATATTATTTTACAGGAATCAAATAAAATTTTAAAAAGATTAGGTAATAAAGGGGTGAAATATATTCAAATTAAAAATGCTGTTGATTATTTAGGTGAAAAAAATTTTACGACCGGTCTTAATTTGTATGAATTAAATGAAGTAAAACGTATTTCTGATAGAATAGTCAAAATTTATAAAGATTCTGGTGGTCTTAAGGCAACAACAATTGCGGATAATCTTGGAGATGTTCAAACCAGACTTAGACGTTTTATTGAAAATGAAGCAGGTAAAAAAGGTTTTACAGATTTGCGAAAATTAAATCGACAAACACAAATATCTTTTGCTTACAAGGATCATATTAACAATTTATTGAATGTTACTGAAAAAAAGACATCTATATTAAGAGATGTTCAGAATATTTTGTTATATGGTGGAGTTGGTTATTTAATCAATCCTAAATTAGCAGGTGTTGCGGGTGGATCGATTTTATTGAAACGTGCAATGAGTAATCCTCGACTTCAAAGAATGCTATCAACTCGGTTACGATTAATGGCCGATGGGGAATATAAAATACTTGAAGGCGCAATTAAATCTAAAAAATGGAATCAAAGGGCTGGTCGTATATATAGACAATTAAAAAGGGATATGGAAAAAATTGCACAGATAAGTCCAGAGTTACGTGTAACTGGTATTATTAAACAACAGACAACAGCAACCATAGGAGGCACACCATGAAGAAGTTTTTATTAGCGTTATTACTATTATTCATACCACTAGCTTGTATTGCAGGTGATCATATACAAGTTTGGAATCCACAATTAATGATTGATAGTACGAAAGTGACTTTGGATTCGACATCCAATTCAACGGTATATGTTACATATGTGCCTATCAGAGCATCAAAAAAGTTCAGTCCTTCAACAACCGCTCCAACCGTTACAAGTGATATGACGAGACTCGCTGAGTGGTCTGCTACAGGAGACGTTGGTGTTGCTGTTACAATTGACACAAGTACTGCTCAGGAATCGGATTCATTGGCATTCTGGGTAAAACCACTGGTATATAGCAAGTCAAAAAATCAGTATGAAGAATCGACAAATGATTCGACATTTCTTGTATTTGATACAGCAGGAACATATACATCAACATCAATAGATTATTTGAACTGGACTCATGGACAAATGTATACGACAACATTATCCGGTCAATTATGGCCGTTTGCAGGATTTGTACTAAAAATGAAATCTGTCGCCAATGACAATGCCGGTGCCGATTGTGATGTGTACATCGATATTTACTATGTTCAGTAAAGGGGGACAAAATGAGATTAAAATTGATCGGAATACTTATTTGTATTTCATTAATAACAGGTGTTAGTGCATTAGTCGCTAATTTAGGAACGGGGTTTAAGGGTAGGTTATCCGGTGGGACTACTGGTACAATTTCAGGGCTGACTATTACAACAGGTGATAATACATTTAATCTAGCCCGTGGGACTGGTTCCTTAGATGTAGCAGCAGGAAAAGTTGTTAACATTGATGAAAATTTAACGGTCAATACTGAGGCTGTGACATTGAATCAATCGCTTTCAACAACGGATGACGTAGAATTTAATTCTGTAACAACAGATAGTCTATATGGTGATAGTGGAAATTTACATTATGTAACTGACGGGGATAGCTTATATGCACTGAAAGGCTATTTCCCGACATTGTACGCAACAACTTTTACATGTCCTACAATCGGAACTTCCGGTAACACTGTGGCTGGTTTGGTTATAACAGCAGCAAGTAACGCAATTAATTTAACACAAGGGACAGCGAGCATTGATATTGCTACAGCTAAAGCTGTTGACATTGATGAGAATCTAACGGTAAACACGGAGGCCGTAACGCTTGATCAGTCATTAGCAACTACAGATGACGTTCAGTTTAATTCAGTTACGACAGATAGCTTATATGGTGATTCAGGGGCTTTTAAGCTTTCGAGTGAAGATAATGAATTAACACTTACTGGTTATCAAATTAAGGGGACAACGGAATATGACTTTTTTTGTTTTTCTATAGACTCCGCAAATGGTCTAATTGCTGATTCGACTATTGTCTGGACAAACGGACATAGAGCAACCGTAACAATAGATTCGGCAAGATTGGAAAGTGAAGTTGAAAATCATGCTATTACGCTAATGGAAATGACCAAAAAAGGTGGTTCAAAAAGTACCGTCGATGCGCTTGTTGCTGCAACTGATGATGGTAACGGATTGTATTCTGATACAGAGACAACGATTTCTGACGCTTCAATTGCGGTGAATGCAAAAGTTTATATTTCTAGGCCTGCAACACTTGGGAAAATGACAAGCGTAACTGTCTGGTATCATTACACGAAACCTTAAGAGGATGAGATGAAGAAGATTATATTGTTTTTATTGTTGTCTGTATCAGTTTTGTTTAGTGCGGATGAAGATTATAACTGGAAAATTGCTTCGATAAAATATACAGGTGACGGTACATCAAATCGAACTGTTACTGATACAGATACAATTGATTTCACACCTAACTTCGCTATAATAATTAATTTAGGTAAAAATACAGAAGGTTATTTAACAGATACATTAATGGCTAATAATCAAGCTGGTGAATTTGATGGTAGTAATTCAGGTATGGATTCATTGCTTTATGGTGGAGTAAAGTTAGTATCTACATACTTAAATGTATCAAATGATATTTATGCTCTTATTTGCATGAAATTAGATAGTACTCATTTTGAGGAAGGAACTTACGTAGGCAATGCAACAGAGAACAGAGTAATAACAACGTCTACACAGCGTAATATCTTTTGGACTCACAGATTTGGTGGCAGTGATTATGGGCCTGCTGCTGATATTTCTGATTTCGATGCCAATCATGGGTTTATAATGCATTACAATTATGGAGGTTTTAAACCCGAAATCTATCAATTAGCTGATACAGGCGTTGTTATTGGTGATTATTCAAATGTTAATGAAAATACTATACCTTATCGTTGGTGTGCTTGGACAGATGAGGAAAGTGCTATAGAACAAGATTCCATTTTCTATAAGTCTTCTTCTGGAGATACGCTTATTAATATGGGATTTGAGCCATGTCTAATAATAGCTAAAATTAATCAGTCGGTGACCCATAGGACTTTTTTTAAAACCAAATACCACCACGACGACAGTTGTAGTACTAATAAAGTAAATGAAGATATGGTAACTGGTGCGATCAAGGCAATAAGTGCGAATGGTTTTACTCTTGGAGATTACTATAGTGGTGATAGATATTGGCATATAATGGCCTGGGGAGAAGGTTCTGAAGCAGCCGCAAGCGCAACAACCCGTAAACGATCACAAATAATTATTTCACGGTAAAAAAATGATACGTAAAACAAGTAAAGGTTATGTTATTTATAGCGAAACAGGAAAAAAAATATCGAAGGTCTATAAATCTAAATATGCCGCAAAAAAACGACTAAAACAGATAGAATATTTTAAAAACAGAAAGACGAAAAAATGACTGACGCTCTTAACGAAATGCAGATTAAAGTTGCACATATTGAATCAGATATTGAGTACATTAAAAATACTGTTGACAAAATAGAAAAATCGCTAGACAATGGTTTAAAAGAGCGTCTAGCAGTGGGAGAATCTAAAATTATGAGAATGGAAAGAATCATTTATCCCTTAATTGCTTTTATATTAATTACCATAGTTGGTTTGGCAATTAAGGAATTAATGAGTAAAGATATTAGTTTTGCAATAACCTGGAATCATGTTCAAGCAGAAGATTTAGGGGGGTACAAGGTTTACTGGGGTAACAAATCAAGATTCTATATAAAAGCAGATACCGTTGGTACAGATTCACTGGCAGTACTTACCTTTCCCAAAAAAGGTACATATTATATTGCTGTTACAGCGTATGATACATCAGGCAATGAAAGTGCATACAGTAACGAACTTGTCCTGGATATGGAAGCACCACCGATTCCTGAAAATTTACGAATATTAACAAAAATGGGAGAATAATATGATTATACCAGGATTAATTATGTCAAATATATGGACTATGATTTTTAAATATTTACTAAAATTTTTAGGACTGGATGGTGTTTTAGCATTAATTTTAAAATTTTGTCTTGGTTTTTTAAAAAAGTTTATTACAAGAAATGGATTGTCTGACGTGGAGATTATGACTATTCAGGGGATCGATATTATAAATCGAACTCTTGGGAAAGAATTAGCGAAACGAAATGACCACAAACTTGATGATCAGATAGTTGCGAATATTGAAAATCAGATAAAAATGTTCAGTAAAGAATTCGGATTTGAATTACATCAAGTGGGTAATATAAAGTAGTTTCGTTTTTCTATTATATTCTCCTAGCGTTAAAGAAAAGCCCCGTTTCGTCTAGCGGGGCTTTCGTTTAAGAGGTTATTTAGAACAATTCCATAATGTTACTTTCAGGGTTGTTATGAAAATAATGTTCCATAGTTATACTAACTTTTGAATGACCAAGATATTTCTGTATATAATCTGCTGATTTCCCTTTTGCCTTTAAATGCATAGCACACGAATGTCTAAATGTATGTGGACTGATAGTATATCCAGCCTTTTTCCCAATTTTTTTAACATCGGTTGAGATCCTGATTCTATTTAATTTTGTTTCGTTTTTTGTTTGAAACAAATATTTTGTCGATTTAAAGTGCCTAGTTATGTCTTCAACTAGATCCTTTTTAGCATAGACAACACGTTCTTTGTTGCCCTTTCCGACAACACGAATTTTTGCTGTGCCATTTAGAATAATGTCTTTCATTTCAATATCAATCATTTCGCTGATTCTGCATCCGGTTTGAAATAAGAATTCAATAATCAGATGATACCGTTTATTTCTTGTAAATTCCATTATTTTATAAATCTGTTCTTGAGTAAGATATTCATCTCTTGTAATATGTTGAGATGTTTTAATTCTTTTAATTTTTTTAAATTCTTCAGTCATTGCATATTGTATTACATGGAGTTCTTTAGCAGAAATATCGCCAAAATTTTGATTTTTTAAAATATTAAAAATTGCTTGCCTTTTCAAATTTATTGTATTAGGATTCCAACTATTAGAGTTTAAAAATGAATTAATTGAATCAATGTTTAATGGTAACTCATTTTTTTCAAGAAAATAATTTAATTGTTTTCCAGTAGTAGTATAAGATTCTATACTATTTTCCGATAATGCTTTACCAGTATTACAGTTTTTTAATGATGGAATAATCGATAGATCTAAAAATTGGTTAGTTCTTTGTGGGTTTGAAATTGAAAGTTCAAAGTTATGCATGTTATTCTCCTGTTATTATGGATACATAATTTAATAATTAAATTTTATGTACCCATAATATACAAGAATATTTTATAAAAGTCAAGCTGTTTTTTTCATAAATTCATCGTAAGTTTTTTCTTTTCTACTTTTCTGATAGTGAAGAAATAGAGCAGTATATTTTGCGTCTTTTGGCATGAGATTGTAGGTTATATCCATTGGGAATCTTTTCATTACTCTTATAAAATGCTTTTTTTCTTTCTCAGATTGTATCCATTGTAAAGTTACTAATCTATTATAGAATCGTACAAATGCATGAATTGAATTTGTACGATATGCCAGTGGATTTAACATTTTTTTTTCACCAAATATCTCATAAAATAACCTCAAAAAATTATTTGTCGTTATTCTGATTTGATCATATGATAAACTTTCTATTTTTTTTATAAATAAATGATCATTTTGATTATGCCATACATCAACATAATTAAATACAACACTTGACAAAATTAATAAAGATTCTGGTATAGTAAATTTTTGCATTTTAGAATATCGTCCTTTTAGTGCAATCATTTTATAAAATTCAGAACTTGGATCTTGTTCTAAATTCTCAAGTAAATTTGCAAGTGGATCTCCAGATAAATACCTAGCATACCAAAGGTCACCAGGTTTTAGTCTAGTGCTATACTGGTTAAATGCAGAAAAAAATTTAGCTTCGTGTTGTAGTGAAGAAAACGAATAAATAGTACAAGGAAGTTCTTCAATCGTTCCCAAGATCTCACAAGCTTTATAACGATGCATACCGTCGATAGTTTGAAATTCCTGATTTAATATCAATCGTTCATGAGGAAGGAAACCATTTTGTTCTATACTATTTTTTAAATAATTTAATCTCTTCGGTTCTAAATTTCGTTGATATTGCTTATTTATACCAATGTCATCAATTGGTACCAATCTATATGGATGTATTAGTCTGATTCCATATGAATTATCTTTTTTTAACATATTATTTAATGCAATCGTTAGATCGTCTTTCATTAGATTCTCCTTGTTAATATATTGTTATAACCTGTTTAATTTATTTAAACCCCCTATTTTTATTCGGTACATTTTGAGTGTATTTATTATGTTCACGTATCTCTGGAACTTGTGAACATATTTTTTGAAGATAGGCCGTTTTGTTATATTGTACATCAGTTTTAATTGCACAATAAAAATTTTTTAGTCATTGGTATACCTATACGTTGTTTAAATCAATTCTAAGGCACTTTTAAGCTTCATGGTTAAACTTTTTTGAGAATTTAGTATATTTGTATACAAAACTAATTTACATGCCTTAAAATGGCTTATATGGCCTTTAAAATAATTTATGCGAAAAATCCCATTGACAGAAATAGTTTCGTTTTGGAATATAACGCAATAAAATATCTCCTACCTCTCCATCCCGCTGTTTAGCATTAACGATAAAAAAGACTTGATCTAATGCCTTTTCGGGAAATTTATATTTTTTTAATAACTCTGTATTATCCGCATTTTCTTGATAAGTAAAGGGTCTATATGTAAATAAGACAATGTCCGCGTCTTGTTCAATTGCTCCTGAATCCCGTAAGTCTGATAGCTGAGGTTTTTTTGTTTTACGATATTCTATTCCCCGGTTAAACTGAGATAATAGAATAATTGGAATATCCAGCTCTCTTGCTAAATTTTTCAGAAAACTGCATATTTTTGTTATTTCCATTGTACGAGATTCACTCTTAGGCCCTTTCAACAAACCTAAATAATCAATTATTAATAAATCAAGCCCATGTAATCGATGAAGTAATTTAACCTTACGCTCCAACATCAACAGGTTATTTTTCGGGCTATCCTCTATCCAGAACGGTAGAGTTTTTAATCTTTCACAGCCCTCGATATAACCCTTATATCCGTCCAGTTTGCTCTTACTGTGAGCCAACCGTTTGAGAAGGAAAGGATTTCTCATTTCCAGGGAAATCAGACCGACATGTTGATCATTTTCAGCACAATCGAGTCCCAATTTTAAGCAAAAGGCGGTTTTTCCGGTTGATGGACGACCTGCAAGAATAACAAGATCACCGTTATGTACAATAATTCTCTCCTGAAAAGCAGATAATTTTGTTTTTAAACAAGAGGTAGTCAGTTTAATATATGCTTCTTCACTGGAATTTTGGGTGTAAATATCACCCAATTTTTGCCAATTAATGTTATTTTGATATCCATTCTGTGACGCTTTAGCTAAAATTTCCTGGATTTCAGGATAAGTGAGATTGGGTGAATTTATTATCTCAGTACATCCATCTCGGGCTTGGCGAATATGATACGCTTCTTTAATTTCTTGGATATGAGCTTTATACGATTCACCACTGACGGCTTTATTGATTATATTTTTCCAAATATAGTCTTCGTTTTGCCGGGTGATGTTTCCCGAAAGTAATGTAGGATCTAGCTGATTATGTTTCCCAAGTATTCTGACGAAATCATCATATATTTCTATATGTTGTTTGCGATAGAAATATTGTTTGTCGAATTCGACTAGAATATAATCCCTATAATCCTTTTTTTCAAGAACAATATCTAACAAACATTGCTCAGCAAGAATTTTATTTGGTCTAATAGGCTGCATTTAATAAGCTATTGACTCCATAATTTGTCGGGTTACTATGTTGGTTATTTTCTTTAGCAAATGATACAAAATTTTTGATAAATATTGGTAATGGCCAACCATTTTGAGAATAGCCATCATAGGTATTTTTAAAATAATTGTTCATATGTTTTGTGATTGTTTCGTATATATCGTCTGGTTCTTTATTTGGAAAGTGGTTCTTTATGAGTGTTTTTAACATCTTAACCGATGTTCGATGGTCTGGAATATAGTCATTAGACCAGGGATGATTTTGGCAGAATTCATCATGACAAATTTTTGCTATTTTTCCACAGTGATCAATTTTTTTTTCATTTTCAAAATTTGGATGAGAATCCACTTCGTTTTTTGAAGTGGATGTACTTTTATTATCTAGTATTATATTATTATTATTACTAGAGTTTTCTGTTTTTCGGTTGGCTAGATTGCCGATTTTCGGCGAACTAGTTTTCCGCTTTTTCTCCAGTTTACCGATTTTCGGCATACTAGTTTCCGCTTCATCATCACTGAGTAAATCTTTTAATAAGTCTTCATTATGTACTATTTTATAGTACTTTTTGGCTGGTACACCTTTTATTTTCATTTCAATTAAGCCGAGTTTTTCTAATTTCTTGGCAATTTTGGGTTGCTGATGTCTTGTTAGAGTGGTAGCATTCTCCATTGACTCTGTAGTACAATAGAAATAACCATCATCATCTAGTCTATCATTATCTAAAAAATAACAATACTTGGACAAAAGCTCAGAATACATAATAGTTTCATGAAGACCAATCTTTCTTGCTAATTTTTTGTTAATGATAATGGAACCATCGGCGCGAAGCAAATTTATTAAATGTGTCATGATGAACTCCATAATTTTAATTTACCACTAGTGGATTTTCCACTTTTGGATTAAGTTACTGTTTTATCAACGATTACAAAGTGGTTTCAAAATAGAACCACTTTAATATTCTAAAATAATTCTACCACGTTTCCCCCAATATTTCGTTACTCTCCCGTCCCAGATATATCCATCTCGGGAACAGACGGCGTCTAAAAAACCCTTTTCCAGATTGTCTTTATCCGCTGTTTCGTTCTGGTGAGGTTTCCCGTCCATTTCAAATTGTTTTTTTTTACTCCAAGATTTTGGCATAGCGATTATAAAAATTAAGTGATAATTACATGATGGCATTTCGAAATCTGGATCAATTTCTAATAGTGAAAATCGGACATCTTTCTTATACTGCCAGTATCGTTCGACAATACTACGCTTAAGCCATTTATCCCTACTGGTCATTCGGGGCTTTGGAACAGGATCAACATCAATTACTATTTTCACATATCTACCTCCAAAAAAGTTTGCAAATAGAGTACGTATTGTCTGCCCACAATTATATTTTGTGCCCTATTTGCAGTTGTTTATTCTTTCACTTTTTTTTTAAACCCATCACAAACATAACCATATTCGTTACAAGTGCTAAACTCAAATAGAATTTTTGATTCACCTTTTTTTCGTTTACAGCAAAAAGCTCCTTCATCATCATCATTGTAATATCCATATTTACATGAGGCACAGATTGTAAATTCTATTTGTCTCAGATTTTTAATTTCGTCCATTTTTTTCCTTTATTCAAATGGTAATTTTGGATTCTTTTCCGGCACTGGAATAGCTTGAATAATTGAATTTAATCTTGTTTCAATATCTTCCACTGCAAAAACCGGCTCAGAATCCTGTAATCCCTTGTACCTCTTAATTACTTCCGCATTAAACTCTAAATTTTCAACTTTCAACCGCTTTATTTCTTCCCAGGAATAAGTCCCGGTAAGATGTTCCAATATTTTCATCTTAGCAGCTTTTTCTTTTCCGCTAGTACTTGGATAACAACCCACAAGTCCGTTTTCTATATTCTCCAATGCGATTTTTCGTCTTAGGCTCATGTTTGTTTTTGATTTGGAGTTTTGTTCCTCTTCTTCAATAAGAGCTGTAGAATCGGATTCGTTAAAACCGACATGTTCTTTTATGAGATTTAATGTCTGGACATGAGGAAGGAAAAACTTAAAAGTGGGATTGTCATCAATTAATTTTTTATAGTCAATTTTTATTGTACCGGATTTTTTAATTTTTGGTGTTTCAAATACAACTGTCTCACCGTCTAAGAGCATCGACCTATCTTTTATCACGATAGCTTGCCTTTTATATCTGGCATTGCTATCATTATCGTCAAGAATACGTTGAAACTCAACCAGACACGATGGTTCATAACTACTCTCAGTTTCACTACGTATCCCTGTTCCTACCTGTTTTGTTTTATAAATTTCTTTGCCAGACCTTCCACTAGCAAATTCATCAATTACATCCTCAAATAAATTTTTTGCTCTGGAACACCAAATTATGTGAACAGGGAAATTGACATAAGGGATTGCAAAATGTTCCTCCCAGATTCCTTTTATTATCGACCAATCTTGAAAGGCAATATACTGACCACCCGATTTTTTATTTTTTGCATATGTTTTGCAAAGTTCCTTGTACGGGTGCGTAAGACTATCAATAATCAGTATATCCGAATCATTTTTGCATTTTTTTAACGTGTCACTTAATACTTTTAAACTCCGACTCTTTTTCGGTATTAATTCAATTCCGGCATAATTAAATAAATGTCTTGTGTGATCCGATCCTGTTTCTGAGTCATAGAATAATATCGGTTTTTCTGATTGAATATATCGATGTAAACCTATTGCGAAAAGACAAGCAGATGTTGTCTTTCCAGTTCCTTCAAAACCAAAAAATCCGAACTTGGCTTTGGCAGTATTTTGTGTATCTGTAGCGTGTTCTTGAGTCCCCATACTATACACTAACCTTAATTAAATTAATAACTTCCTTCCTGTAAATGGAAGATTAATTAATACATAAAATATTACATTCACACAATATATACATTGCGCAAATGTAATATCTAACGATGGATAATAAATTTAGTATGGCGGTGTAGTATCTTTTTCATGTATTTTCCAAGCTGCTAATCTATAATAAGTGGTAATTTGGCGTGAAATATCTTGTTTTTTACAATAAAAAATTGTATAATAT